CTAAATCTCAAGGGCAGAGGCCGCCTGGCGGAGATATTCGGGGCTGTATTTCGCATACACACGCTCGGTGATCTGGCTGTCGGAGTGGCCAAGGTACGACGCGATCTCGGTCATGGGGCGGCCCGCCTCTGCCATCCATACGGCGGCGGTGTGGCGCAACGTGTGGGGAGTGACGTTTTCCAGGCCAGCACGGCGGCAGGCGTCGGCAAACCCCTTCTTGACCGATTTGACGGGCTTCTCGGCGTACTCAATAACGTGCTTGGTCAGCGCGCCCCGCTTGGCTTCCTCCAGGGCCTCGCGGGCCATGGCCGTCATGGGCACGGTCGCCCTGCCCTTCTTGCGCCCATGATCGTCGGGTAGCGCCAAGGCTATCAGGCCGCGCTCGAAATCCACGCGATCCCATTCCAGTTCCAAGATGGCCGACTGCCGTCCGGCGGTGGATAACGCCAGAATCACAAATAGGCGGACGTGTGGCCTGCCGCAGGCATCTCTCAGCTTCAAGAATTCCTCGCGGGTTAAGAAGCGATCCCTGGGGGCGGGGGCCGATGGCATTTCGAATTGTGCGGGTGTGTTTTTATCGTTCCAGCGCAGCGCCGCGCGGAGCGTGGTCAATTCCTTAATGATCGTTCCGTCGCTCACTTTGTCGCGGCGACGTTCCTCGATATAGGCGCGGCAAGTCATGCGGGTGATCTGGTCTGGCCGGAGGTGACCGAAATGGCCCTTGAGCCGTTTCCAGGCGTCCAGCATGCGGGCGTGGGTGGTTCGGTCCTTGCGGTCGTCGGTGTAGGCGGAAAAAATATCGGCGGCGGTGTCGCCTACCGGCTGGCGCTGGAGGTCCTCAAACCGTTGTTTGGCAAGTTCAAGATTGTCGGTGCGAAGCGAGAGCCGTTTTGTTTGCCCGTCTTCGGACCAGACGACGTAGTATTTTCCTCGGAACAGTTTGATGCGCATTCGTATTCCTCCACAGCCTCCGGCGTTACACGGATCAAATTGCCCAGCCGGAAGCAAGGCAGTTCTCCCTTCTGCACCAGATTCCTAACGTGCCTTTCGGAACATTGCCAGCGTTTCGCGAGTTCCTTGGGGGTGAAGGGACGTTGTTCAAGCATAGGTGCTTTCCTCCGGGTACTGCTCCCAGGTGCGTCCGTCGAGAACATGACCTGCAGCTTTCTTAGATACGCGGCGGGCGAAGACAACCCGCTCCCCGTGGAAGCCATGGCCGCCCGTCAGGTTCACGTATCTCTCGTTGTTGTTCCGGGCCTTGGGACAGCGCCGCCAATCGGGATCGTCGCGGTCGCGGTCATAGACCGTTTGCCATGCGCCCCATTGCTTGAACAGGAACGGCGTTTCGGTCTCGACGCATTGGTCGCGGAGCGCACGCGCCCAATCTGGGTGCATGGGCCGAGCGTCCGGACCGGATTCGCCGCCGACAACAACCCAATCCAATGTTGGAAAAATTGCGGCGTCGGTGCCGCATTCAGCGCACGTCGCCCGGTTCCCTGTTAGAAATAGGCGATTGATTTCCGTGCGGTGCCAAGCGTTTTCGCACTGGCATTTGTATGCTCGTCCTCCGACGTAGGGGATGATATCAACCGGCCCCAGCAGCGGCTCGGCGCTTACCCAGCGGTGGCGGACGGGCAGATTTAGCAGAAACGGGATGCGCTCGTCGGCGCGGCGTTGGTCTTCTGCGCTGACGCCGAACCAGACGCGAGGCCAGTTGGCGGGCAGGATATGGGTGGCCTCGAACGGGTCTGATTTGGCCCATTCGAAATATTCCGCCATGCGGTCGGGGCGCTTTGTCAGGATCTGAAAAGTGTGCTGTTGGCCCCTGCAGATGCTGTCGTATATGACTTCGAAGACGCGGGCTACCTCGGCGAAGGGCAGGTCCTCGTGAAACAGGTCGGACATGGAGTTCACAAAGATCCGGCGCGGGCGCTTCCATCGCAGTGGCTGGTCGAGGGCCGTTTCGTCTAAGCGCACGGTGCCGTTCCAGACCGGCCCGGCCTTGGTTCGAGTGGTGAGCCCGGCGTACTTCGCGCCCGCCTTGCCGCCCATAGCTTCGAGCCGGGCGGCCATCTTCATGGCGTAGCAATTGGTGCAGCCGGGCGAGATAACCGAGCAGCCTACGACCGGGGTCCAGGTGGCGTCGGTCCATTCAATGCCGCTTTTGTCACCCATGGGTCGGCTCCCATTTGATGATCCAGCCCGCGAACGGCAGGCCGTGGGTGGCCTCAAACCAGGCGACCATTTCGTCGGTGTTGGCGAAGCCGTCGTCGATGGCGAGGCGGGTCTGGTCCTCGGCGGTCAGGGCGCGCTCGCCGACCATGATTCCGGTTTCGGTGATCGAGATGCGGCCTAAGAACGTGCAGGTGCCCTCGCCCAGCTTTCGGGTGGCTTTGGTGCGCAGGCCGGTATAGAGCGAGAGGGTGTCGCCCAGCTTACACGGCGGGCGGTTGTCCTTGCGCTCGGCCCGGATGGTCTGGCGCTTGCGGCCATGCTCAACCGCGTCGGCGAATTGGGCCTTGAAGTTAATGGCGGGCATTCTTGGTCTCCTTCACATAGGCGTCTTGGATCTTCTTGTTGGCCTTGCGCCGGTCGCGTTCGTCGCGGAGCCATTCGTCGAGGATCTGGCAGAGTTTGGTGAAACCGCCCTTGAGGCGCTTGCCGCGCCATTCCATGGCGAAGTCGTACAACTGCGCGCCGCGCTCGTAGCGGCGCTTGTGATACTTCGATCGGCAGGTGGAGCCGCAGTATTCCTGGTCGTCGCGGCGGGGCCAGTAAGGGTGGCCGCATTCCCGGCAGAAACTGACCGGGCGCGGCGGGATACCCTTGGGGCGGATCGGGGTTGCGTCCATGGCGGGCTCCTACAACAGTAGCGCCTTGGCGCTTTTTAGGTCGGGGGTGAAAAAACCAAGCGCGCCTCTGCAGGGGATAAACTCAAGCGGGCGGGCGTTCTTGATCACAAATCCGTAGGGGCCGCAGAACCAGTCGCTGGAGGACTCGGTTACGCAGTCCACTATCTTCATAACGCCAACGATACCGCCCAAGGGCGCGCCGATCTGACGGCAATGGGCCGCGTCCTCCGGCGTCTTGCTGGCGTGAATCAGGACCTGGCCGCGAAAGCGGGTCGGCCATGTACGGTTCTCGATGTCCTTGCCGTCGTTCAGGATGTAGTGACACCAAGGCTGGCGGATGCTTAGAGCCGGGAGGGTCGAGATATCCATCGTCGCCTCCTATGCCCGGCCCGGCGTCTGCCGGAGAATTTCGAGCGCCATGGCGTCCATACCATCTGCCAGCTTGGCGGAGACCTGCATGTCCACCTCGACGCCGCGCAAGGCGACAACCGCCTCGGCCATGTATCCGCGCTGGGCCGTGATGATGATGCTGGTCACGCCTTTGATGGCCTCGCCGGTTTCGGCGTTGGTGACCTTGGTTCCTGCGGGTGTGCCGTCCGATGTGATTTTGACTTTCATGGCGGCCTCCTAAATCAGCCGGAATGCGGAATCGATTTTCTTCTGGGCTTGTGCGCGAGTTCTCTCTGGGGCGTTCCAGAGCACGTCGTCCCAGGTCTCGTTGACGACCGGAGTGAAGCCCTCGGCGACTAATGCGGCATAAGTTTTTGGTCTTATCTCCCGGAGTAAATCCGGGTTCGTAATAAAAAGCCTGAAAATCTCGGCAAACCATTCCGCGTCGTTCGGGCAGTAGTTTGTAATTTTTTCTTCTTTGGTTTCGGCGCGGAGTTTGATACTGAAATCTGACCAGTACGCGCCTTTGTCGGTTCCAGTTAGCCAGTCGATGTGGTGTCCGAGTTCATGGGCAATGACGCCGTATGGTGTTCGGTCGATCACATACCCTGGCCATGACCAAGCGGGACCGCCGAGACCAACGGGTGCGCATTCATTGATGCAGATGTTAATGGTTTCCGGGCGGTAGTAGGCGCAGGCCGAAACATTCCACCATTCAGGCGCGGCGGCGACGATCTCTGGGCATGTTAAACTATTCTTCTCGCAGAACTCCTCGGCAAGGCGGCGGCCTCTATCGTAGAGGTATTCTTTAGGTGGTGGCGTCATGCGGGTGCTCCCTTGGTTCGAGCGGCTGCGGTCGGGTCTGTGCCGTCTGTACGGCGGACTTGCCAGGGCGTTTCCGTGCCCCATTTGATGTCCTTAGTCCGGCCCGCCGCAGCCGCGTTAGTTGTCCGTTGGCTAGAACGGAATCTCGTCGTCAAGATCCGGGTCGGGCGGCGGAGGATTCTGGCCGTCGCCGCCGGATTGGCCGCTGCTCTGCGAACCGTAATCGTCGGGGCTGCCTGCTGGCGGTGGGCCGGAGCCTTCGCGGCGGTCGAGCATGACCAGTTCGCCCCGGTATTGCTGCAGGATCACCTCGGTCGTGTAGCGTTCGGTCCCCGCATTGTCGGTCCATTTGCGGGTGGCGAGTTGGCCTTCCAGGTAAACCTTGGAGCCCTTGCGCAGGTACTGCTCGGCCACGTCGGCCAGGCGTTCGTTGAAAATCACCACGCGGTGCCATTCGGTGCGCTCGCGGCGTTCGCCCGAGGTTTTATCGCGCCAGGTTTCCGAGGTGGCTATGGATAGCTGGACGATCTTGTTGCCGTTCTGCGCGTGGCGGACTTCCGGGTCGCGGCCCAAGTTGCCGATTAAGATGACCTTGTTGACTGCTCCGGCCATGGGTCAAATCCTCCGTTGCTTGTGGTGGGGTAAGTGCCGGTCCAGGCGGGCCAGCCATTCCTCTTGCGCCTTGGGCCATGCCCAGGGCTTGATGCGTTTGGGAAGCGGGTCCGGCATGGGGAGCCAGGGTTCCGCGCAGGGGGCCAGCAGGTCGCGGCGCTCGGTCGCCATCAGGGTCAGGTCCGCGTGTTTGATGGCGGTGGCCACGTCCTTCGGCATGGCAGCCGGGAGACCGGCGGCCTTGAAAACTGCCTTGTCGGTGATGTCGGCTAAGTGATCGAAAGCGCCGTTACCGCCCAGGCTCCGCAACGCGGCCTTAACCGGCGAGGTGATGTCGCCCAGGACGGCCTCGTGCGCGTCGTGCAGCAAGCCGTAGAGACGCTGCTGGGGCGGGAGCGTGTCGGCGACCAGGCAGCAGTGCTGGGCTACGCTGTAGAACACGGTCGAGTGGCCGTTGAAGTGACAAATCTTGGCGAGGCTTTCGGCGATGTCAGGCCAGTAAACCTGATCGGGTGTCGGTGCGGTTAGGACCCAGGGGCGTCCCGATGCAGTTTGAATCCAGGGGTGTTCGGTCATGTCAGTATCCCCCCGTTTGCGATCTGCAGGGCGGCCAGGGCCGTCGCTAAAAGGAAAGCGGCGACTAAAGACCAGCCGGTAGGTGTGAGTTGGTTGCGCGCGCGGCGCAGGATTCGGCGGTTCATGTTGTCGCCCTTTCGGTTTGCTGGTGGTTTTGGTTTTCTGGCCGCCGGTGCTCGGCCCGTATCCAATCCCTGGCGGCTTGACAGAGGTGGCGGAGGTTTTCCGGGGTGCGGTAACGGAACCATCGGCGAACGGCGGCAAGCAGGGCCTGCTCCTCCGGGTAAAGCCGGTTGTCGCCGATGGTTCCGTGCATGGCGTTTAAGCCTCCGGCTGACCGAAGAACAGCGGGCAGGCTGTTTCCTCGGCGGCCCGTTCGCATGCCTCATCGAAGGCATGGTCCTGGACGAGGTCCGGGCGGTGGAGGTTTAGGCCCCAGGTAATCCGCCCGGCGCGGAGCCGGTAACGGAGGCGAACCGGAACCCGGTAGAGCGGGCCGTTATGGAAGACCGGGATGGCGAGCAGGAACAGGTTCGGGACCTGGATCGGCTTGCCTTCGGAATCGCGGTGCTCGGTCTCGAACTGGATCTGCACCTCGCCCGTGGTGGTGTTGACCACCTCTTTGACCGTCTGCTGGTCGTGGACGCGGAGGCCCTTGGCCAGTTCCATCAGGCGGGCCGGGCCGCAGACCTTGCCGCCGATCTTGGAGACCAGATCGAGCAGCCGTTTGTCGGCCTCCTCGTCCGGTTCGGCCACCTTGGTGGCGTTGGGGTCGGCGCGGGCGGTCAGAAACTCCGGCGGGGCCATCACATCGACGATGCGGTCTTCGAGAAACTCGGCGAAGTCGATCTGTTCCAGGGTCTGGCCATCGACGCCGCGCCAGGCTTTCCATTCGTCGGAAAGCGGGAAGCTATAATGCGCGCGGTGATCGCCGAAGCGGGGATTGGTCTCCGCGCCCTCGGGGTGGTAGTTGAGGACCGCGATCAGCGACGGGGCGTCTCGGTTATCTAGCGCGAACAGCGCCGAGCCCTTGTCCTTGAAGCGGTTCACGTGGGCGATCAGGCTGTCCAGGTCGGTCAGCTTGGCGGTGCCCGTGCGGCGCTCCGGCTGCAGGCGGTATGGCTCCAGGAACGACTTCACGCCGTGGGCCTTCAAGCCGCCAGCGGCGTCGGGCAGCACCAGGACCTGGGTGTCGGGGTTGCCTTCCTGGCCTTTGATCGTGACGATCTCGGGCTTGATGTGGTCGGAGACGATCTTGGCGACGGCCTCGGCCTCCGATGGGTGGGTGTTGTGGTCGTCCATGACGGTTTCCTTCTCTAGACGTTGCGAACCGCGCCGGATTCGGAGGCGGGCGTCACGTCACGGACGCCGAACATCTGCATCTGGCGGGGGTTCTGGGGGGTGAAACGGTTTTCCGGGGTGGACCAGGCGACGGTCTTGCCGCGCGGAGCCTTCGGCAGCTTGACCGTGTAGTCGCCGGTGATCTCGAAGACGCCCTTGTCCAGGGTGAAGTCCACGGCGATGGTCAGCTTGCCCTTGGGCTTGCCGCCGTAGTCGAGGACGTACTGGGTCAGGGCGGCGTTGATCTCCTGCAGGGCGTCGGACACCTCGGCGTGGAATTCGCCGTCTTCGAGAAGCTGCAGGAACTGGCCCAGGGTGAAGGCGGTCGGCAGGGGCCGCCCGTCCGCAGCCCGAGGGGGATTGTTTGGGGGCGTGTTGGATGGGGTTTTGTCGTCGCTCAAAAGAACCTCCATTTGGTTAGAAAGGCCCAGGCCAGGCGGCGCAGGCTTTGAGTGGACGCGGGATCGGTCAGGATGGCGCGGGCTTCGGCCCGGCGGCGGTCCAGAACGATGGTGGGGATGGCGGCGGCCATCGATTACTCCGGGTTGATCCGGTTGGCGGCGCGAGCCATGGCCTCGTCGCCCAAACGGTCGATCTCGCCCGGCGTGAAGCCCTCGGCGATCAAATCGCGGCGGGTGACGGAGCCGCGTTCGCGGGCCGTCTTCGCCATGGTGTCGGCCATCGCCTGGGTGCGGGTGGCGTCCGGGCTGGCGGTTCGGTTGGTGGGTGCGGTGCGCATCTAAGCGGTCCTTTCGAGAAGGGTGGCGGCGGCAAGCGCCCTGGCCCGCTCGGCGGCCTGGGTTGCGTGCTGCTCGATTTCCTTGAGGGTGAAGCCCGCCTGCAGGAGGTCTGCCTTGGTGCATTTCCCGTAAAGGCCGGTGGCCTCGACGATGACGCGGGTCATGTTTGACTGCGTGCCGCCGAGGCGGGAGTGCGGGCTTCTGATCGGGCTGCAGGCGGTGTCCATGGGGGCGGCTCCATCCGTTTAACGGAACGAATAGTGCGCAAATTTGCGCAATAGTCAAGCGTAAAAATGCGCACTATTACGGGTCGCCCGGTTGCGCGGGATTTTGTAAGCTTCACCTATCAGGGAAAAGTTATGCGGGCGGGGCGTTATGAGTGTTGCAAAAGGGTGTCTTGGGACGTTCGGCGGGCTGGTCCTGTTCTTTATCGGCCTGCCGCTTTTGGTGTTGTTCATCGGCATGGTGAAGGCCGTCGATAACGATCGCGACGTTCCGCCCGCCGCTGTTCAAAGCGAGACTGGTTCGGCTGTCGATTTGGGGGCGGCGGTGTCGGCGGCGAAGGCCGGGCGCATGCGCGAATATAAGCGGGTACAGCAGGCGCTGGCGGCGCGGGGCTACGATCCTGGGCCTGTCGATGGTGAGTTGGGGCCTAAGACCAAGGCGGCCATCGCTGACTTCCAGCGGGCGAATTGGCTGGAGGCTACGGGCTTTCCAGATCCGCGCACGCGGGAATTATTGGGGCTGCGCTGACCGGCTGCGAATGCGGTAGTCGGCGACCACCACGGCCACCACCCGGATCTCGTTGCTGCCCTCGTACTCGGGATGGTCCTTGCCGTTCTTCGGCAGGGCTATCGGTGTCTGGTGTTCCGGGTGATCGGAGCGCGGCCAGAGCCAGATCCCGCCATCGCCGCTTTGGCGGAGTTCCTTGACGGTCGCCTCGACCTGCCCGGCTTCCCAGCGTTGAACGATCACATGGTCGCCTTCGGTTAAGCCGTGGTCGTAGTCGTGGAAGGGCACGCAGACGAGGATCGCTCCCTCGGGATAGACCTGATTCATGGAGGGGCCTTTGACGCGCAGGCCGAAGTAGGCCCGGTGGCCGTCCGGGCGTGGCAGGGTGATCCGCTGCCATTCGTCCGCCGGCCACTCCATGGCCTCCGACCACTGCCCGGCCTGGACCGCGCCGCGAACGTGCAGCGTCACCATCGGCGAATCGGTCGGCTCAAGGGCGTCTGGGGCGTCCTTGAAATACTCGATCTGGTGCTGGATCGTCTCCGGCGAAAACGGTCGGCTCTCTAGATACGCGCGAACGGCTGCGTCCACCTTGGCCATAGTTTTCAGGCTGATCGTGTGGCCGACGTCCTGGTTCAAAAACCTATTGATGGTCGATGGCGCGACGCCCGCTTCCGTGGCCAGCTTGGTGGATTTCCATCCGGTGATTTCCAGAGCCTTTAGTAAGCGGCGGCGCGCTGCTTCCTGCGTCTTATCCATATTAGCTCCTCGATGCGCAATATTGCATAAACAGCCCTTGCAACAAAGGCGCAAAAATACGCTTTACAAATTGCGCAATTTTGCGCACAGATAGGCCGACGAATGAATTGAGAGGGGTTGTCCCATGCGCTTGAAACTCTGGCTGGATAAAGAGGATCGCAGCATCGGCTGGTTTGCTCGCAAGATCGGCGTGCCGGATTCCACGGTTCGCCGAATTATCGCCGAGCAGCGGTCTCCCACCCACCAGGTCATGGAAAAGATCATCCGGGAGACCAACGGTGAGGTCCTGCCGAACGATTTTTTCGAGATCGATCATTTGGTGTCCTGACCATGGACCCGCTTAACGGCCTCGCCCACCTGCTTCGCTCGGTCGTATGCCGCAAGGTCCCGCGCCAGATGGCGCGCACGCGGGTGGTCCGGGTCGGCCAGCAGCTTCTGCTTACAGAGCGCGGCCAGTGTTTCCAATCGATCCGGTTGCTTTTCCATGGTCCGAGTATGGCTCGGGGTGCCGGGAAAGGCAGCGCGCAAGTTCAGGGAGTTTACGCATGACTTTAGGTCGGGTTTTCCCCGCGTGTTCATATATGGCGCTGAAAGCCGCCTTCCGGCGTTTGACCAAGGCGGTCGGCGGCCAGGAATCGGCGGCCAGCATTACGCGGGTGGATTTTCAACGGATTGGCAGATACGGGCGGGCGCACGAGGCCATGTTCGTGCCGGTCGATGTGGTGGCGGACCTGGAAGCGGATGCGGGCGATCCCCTGGTCACCCGCGCCATGGCGGACCTGCAGGGCTATCTGCTGGTGCCCAAGCCGCCCGCCGAGGGCGACCCGGAATGGGTTGAACATCTGGGCGCGCTTGGCAAGGAGGCCGGGGAAGCCATAGCACGGTTGTCGGAAGCGTTTGCGCACGGCGGGACCATTACCGCCGACGAGGTGCGCGAGATGGAACTGCGCCGCGAGGTGGCCGAGGCCATGGAGGTCCTTGCCCGCATCGATAAGGCACTCGAAGCCGTTGAGCGCGGGGAGGACCATGAATGACCGTCCCCGCAGGTTACGAAAAGCTGGCCGCCGTTTTCGAGGCGGCAATGGCGGAGGCTGCCGAAGGTAAGGGCCGGGATCGCCATGCGTCGGGAGAACCGTTTGATCGCCAGCCCATGATGGCGATTGCCGCCATGGTCGGCGTCGGCTTCCCCTTGGGACAGGTCCAGAAGAAAGCACAAGAGGCGGCCCGGTTCGCGCAAGCGGGTGACGTAGAGCGCGCGCGGGCCGAGATCCTGGGCGGTATCAATTATTTCGCGGGTGCGTTGATCGCCCTGGAGGGTCGCCGATGACAGACTGCCGCCGCGACCGTTTGCCGAACCGCCGCTTGCAATCGACCGAAGTGGTCGAGTGGCAGGGCCAGGAATGGCTGATGTCGGTCGGGTTCAATCAATCGGGAGCGGTGCGCGATGCGTTCGTTAAGGGCCTTAAGACCGGCAGCGCCATGGATGCGATCATGGATGACGCCTGCGTGTTGCTCTCGCTTTTACTGCAGGCCGGTTATGCAGCCAGTGATGTGGATAGCCATCTGGGCCGCGAGGGAGTGGATTCCTTTGCCCCCGCCGCTTCGCCGTTGGGGCTTCTGGCCCAGGTGGCGGCAACCATGGAACGTGAAATCGGCGACGGCATTCGCGCTTTCCATGACCTTTCCTCCCTGAACTTGGCCGGGCGCGACGGTTCTGCCGTTGCGTCCGGTTCTTCTTCCGAGAGGTGGCGGAGTGACGGGGTTAGCTCAAGTCTTCGATGTCGAGGTCCAGGGCCGCTGCGAAAGCGGCGAGCGCCTTTTTGGACGGCTGGCGGGTGCCGCGTTCGATCTGGCTGACGTACCCGGTGGAGACCTTGGCCGCGTCGGCCAGGGATTCCTGGGTCATGTCGCGGTATTCGCGGAACACCTTCAAGGGCGGCTCGCCGTCCACAAGCCGCTTTACCACATCGTGGGGCAGGTGCTCTCCGGTGTCCTCGGCGCGGGCGGCGTCAAACAGTTCCTCGTCGGTCATGGCGGCCTCGGCGCGGCGGGTCAGGGAGACCCATTGTGCATAGGGGACAACGGCGAAGGCTGGGCGCTTTCCTTCGTAAATGATTTGGGGTTTGGCGTTGGTCTTTGTGTTGATTTGGGGCATGGGGGCGTCTCCTTATTTGTATGCCTTGCCGCGCGGGGCGATTTTCTCGATGGCCAGCACGAGGCCGTCCTGGCTGTAAATCACCCGCCAGTCGCCGACCCGCAGGCGGTAGCCGTCGCGGCCCTGCAGGACCTTAATGTCGAGGTCGGTGCGGGCCGGGTTGTCGGCCAGCTTTTCGATGGCGGTCAAGATCCGCTTGGCGGTCTTGGGCTGCATCGTTCGCAGGGTCTTGCTGGCTTGTTTGGTGTAGGTGATTTTCAGCATCGTTTGGTCCGTTTCCTTATAAAACATACTGTAACTTTTTGTGTTAGCGTCGTCAAGCGCAATCGACACAAACAAACACAATTTGTGTTGTTTGGGGGTGCGCGATGACGGGGCGGTTCGACGAGCGGTTTCTCGATGGTGTGCGGGCGCGTACCGGGCTGGTCGATCTGATCGGCCAGGAGGTGCAGCTTAAACGCAAGGGCCGCGAGCATTGGGGTTGCTGCCCGTTCCATTCGGAAAAGACGCCGTCGTTTTCGGTCAACGAGGACAAGGGGTTCGCGCATTGTTTTGGCTGTGGCTGGCACGGGGATGCTTTCGACTGGATTAAGGAACGGCATGGGATGTCGTTTACCGAGGCGGTCGAGGACCTGGCGATCCGCGCCGGGCTGCAGCCTGATCGGGAAGGCCGAACCCGGCCCAAGGCCCGGCCTGTCGCCCGGCCCAAGCGGGAGGACCTGGACCGCGAGAAGGAAGACAAGATCGCGTGGGCGCGGAAGGTGTGGTCGGAGTGTCAGCCTTCCCTCGGTTCTCTGGTCGAAACCTACCTGTGGAGCCGGAACATTGATACCGCGCGACTGCCCTTGGGGGTGCCGCCGACCATTCGGTTTCATCCGAGCCTGCGCCACGCCGATACAGGGTTGTCGTTTCCGACCATGGTGGCGGCGGTGCAGAACGGCCAAGGTCGCCTGACCGGCATCCATCGCACGTTCCTGAAACCGGAAGGTGACGGCAAGGCGCTTGTGACCAGTCCTAAGAAAATGGCGGGCGTGGTCTGGGGTGGGGCTATCCGGCTTTGCCCGGCGGCGGCCACCCTGGGTATCGCGGAGGGTATCGAGACGGCGCTGTCGGTAACAAAGGCCGCGCACCTGCCGGTATGGGTGGCGGGCAGCTTGGGCAATATGGCGGCGCTCGACCTGCCGCCGGTGGTTAAGGACCTGGTGCTCTGCGTCGATGCGGACGGCGACCAGAATGCGCTCGCCAAGACTATAGAGAAGGCGCAGGCGTTCCATGCGGCGCGCGGACGTCGGGTACGGATCGCGCGGCCCCCTGCCGGAATGGATTTCAACGATATGCTGCAGGGGGCGGACGTATGAGTGTTGTCGTAACCGCAGCCCGAACCAATCGCAACGGCCTTCGGCCCAAGACGGATTTCTATCCGACGCCGCCGGAGGCGACACGCGCCCTGCTGGCCGTCGAGCCCTTTGCCGGGCCGGTCTGGGAGCCTGCCTGCGGCGACGGTGCTATCGCCAAGGAGTTCGAGGCGGCGGGCATCGACGTGGTGTCTACGGACCTGAACCCGCACGGCTATGGCGAGACCGGAATCGATTTCCTAATGGAGCAAGCCCTGCTCGCGCCCGAAGTGGTGACCAATCCGCCCTACAGCCTGGCTAATAATTTTGTGCGACACGCCTTGGCTCTCGGGGCGCGGCGGGTGGCCATGCTGCTGCGGCTGGCTTTCCTGGAGGGGGTGCAGCGTTCCGACATTATTGATGGGGGGGGCTTGCCCGTGTCCATGTGTTCCGGGAGCGGATCACCATGGCCCCGAAAGGCGTCGAGGTAAAAAACAACGGCGCGGTCGCCTTCGCCTGGTTTGTGTGGGAGCGCGGGTATGACGGCCCGGCGGTCCTTAACCGAATTTCGGCGCGGGAGACGGAATAATGGCTCTCCCGAATAAATCGCCACAGACGCGCGGAAACATGGCTTCGGCTAGTGGGGTGGCAGGCGGGGGTGGTGATCGGCCTCACGCGGCATTAGACGCGACCCGTTTGAACGCTTCACAAAACAAGCCGCATTACGACGAGGGCGGGCGGCTTATCCATTACTGCGAGCAACCGGGTTGCGACCTTTGGGGCAGCTTCGGGTTTGGCGTGTCCTTGCGGGCCGGTCGGCTGGGCCGTTGGTTTTGCGCGGCCCATGCCGAGGAATTCAAACAATCGTTAAAGGCCGAGAAGCCTAAACCCGCCGTGAAGCGGCCTTCCGAACCCGTGCGCCGAACCGATGCCGGGGGCCAAGGGAGGTTGTTTTGAGCGACCAAGAAAAAGAAGGAGGGGCCATGGAAACCAGTGCAGCGTCGGGGGGAGAGAACGCCATCCGGCAAGCCATCGGCAACGCGGAGATCGTTCGATTTCCCGGCGGCGGTGGCGGCGATGGTGATATCAACCTCGTGCTGGCGGACAAGGAGCGCAACGATATCGGCAACGCCGAGCGTTTCCTCTCCCGCCACGGCCAGGACATTTTGTGGGTCCGCGAGGTTGGCCCGCACCATTGGAGCGGCACCCATTGGAGCCCGGTGGGGGCCGAGCAGATCGTTAAACAGAAAGCGCACGAGACGGCGCGCTCGATCATGGAAGAGGTCGCGGCGCTGCAGAAACGCGGGCGGCCCGATACGGTCGCGGCGGGCGATTGGGAAAAGAAGTTGGAGGACCTGCTGAAATGGTCCACGGCGTCGGGCAACCGGGCCAAGCTGGACGCCATGGTGGCGGAGGCCGCGCCCTATATCTCGGTCCCGCCGGAGATGATGGATCTGGACCCGCTGCTGCTTAACGTCGCCAACGGGACACTGCGCATGGAAGGGTCGTGTGACGAGCTTCGCCCTCATGCCCGTGACGACAGGTTGGCCAAGATCATGGACGTGGAGTTCGACCCGGACGCGGCCTGCCCGACGTTCCTACGATTCCTGGAGGAGGTGCAGCCGGACGCCGACATTCGCCTGTTCCTGCAGGTGTGGACCGGGTACTGCCTGACCGGCGTTACGACCGAACAGAAGCTGGTTTTCAATTACGGCGAGGGCGGCAATGGCAAGTCGGTCTTTATCGACCTGATCGCCAAGATGATGGGGCCGTATGCGGTCTCCCTGCCCTTCGCTTCCCTGCTGCGCGATGACCGTAAGCGCGGGGCCGAGGCCACGCCGGACCTGGCGCGGCTGCCGGGCGCGCGGCTGGTGCGGGCGTCGGAGCCGGAGAAGGGCTCGCGGTTCGCCGAGGCCACGATTAAGGCCATTACCGGCGGCGAGGAGATCACGGTTCGGCATCTGAACCACGGTTTTTTCGATTTCGTTCCGCAGTTCAAACTGACCTTGTCCGGCAACCACAAGCCCGCCATCCGGGGGCAAGACCGAGGCATCTGGCGGCGATTCCTGTTGGTGCCCTGGGAAGTGAACGTGCCGGACGAGCAGCAGGACAAGGACCTGCCCGCCAAGCTGTGGGCCGAGCGGGCCGGGGTGCTCAACTGGATCTTGGATGGTGTGCGCATCTGGCTCGAACGCGGGCTGGTCGTGCCGGAGGCGGTTATGGCCGCCACCAGCGAATACCGTGCGGATTCTGACCCGCTTGGTCGGTTTATCGCGGAGTGCATTGAGCCAATGCCTAACGAGAGTGTCCAGGCGTCGGTCATGTATGAGGCATACAAGGCGTGGTGTTCGGCCAACGCGGAACGACCATGTTCTCTTACCGCGTTCGGTCGGGCCATGCCTGAGCGCGGCGTTGAGAAATCAGACGGGCGCATTCGCGTCTACATGAACGTCCGGCTGGCCAACGTACCCGAGGCGTCGAGCGACCCGCCGCCGGTGGATGGGCCGGATGATTACGGATAACCCTCGCAACCCTCGCAAACTATCGCACCTAAAACAGCATTATATATCAATGACTTGTGAGGGTTGCGAGGGTTTTGTCAGCCCTCACGGATGTATGTGCGCGCACATGAAGACGATGTGACATAACTATCGCAACCCTCGCAGGAGAGGCATAAAGTGTTAAAAAGAAAAGATAATTTGGATTCAAAACTATCGCAACAAACCCTCGCAGACCCTCGCAACTATCGCACGGCCATTGATATCCAGGATCTGCTCCGTTGGACCTACCAGGACCAAGCGGCGGACGAGGTATCCCGGAAGGGCATGGCGGGCCTGTATCCGGCGGGGTGCCGGAGTAATCTCCTGACCATCGAGCGTAACGGGCTGCTCGGAACTAAGATTGATTGCGCGGGCTCGGCTGCGCAGGGCGGCGCGGATATGCACCCGGACGCCGAGGCGGTCCACGATGCCGTGCGCACCCTTAAGCCGTTATGGATTGGTCTGGTGATCGACTGCGCCAAGACCGGGGGCGAGCCTGACTGGATGCCGGGCGAGGAGCCTAAGCCGGTGCCGGTCCTGCGAAAGGATGGTGAGCCCCAGATGGAATACCGTGATATGGCAAAGACCAAGCCGGTGTACTGTCTAGGGCCTGTTGAGATTCAGGATTCCCAAACCGTCCTATTTATGATTCAAGCTTCCTTTTGGAGGAGGCTTGAATGA